CTTCGCCTTCGCGGTGACGCGATGACCGTTCCAGAGCCGCTGCACGGCCGGCCTTGCGGGCCGTGGCGCAAGCATTTCGCGTGGCTTCCCGTCCAGACGTTCGACGGCTGCTGGGCTTGGCTTAGGCCACTGTGCAGGCGCCGGATCCAAAAGAACCAGTGGCTCGACGGCGGGGCGGATCACTGGTGGCAGTACGCTTTCCCGAGGGACATAGCATGACAGAACGCAGGACCATCGGCGACCTCCGCCTTGTGTCGGACGGGTGGCTGCGCGAGCACTCCGAGGTGTCGTCCCGCGAGATGATCGACCCTGACCTTCCGTCCGAGCGCCGCGCCTTTGCGGCCTCGGCGTTTTTTACGATCACGGCCGAGATGATCCGCCGCTGCATCCCGCGGACCTCGGCGACCGTCATCCCGTTCCCGAAGCGCAAGCCGAAGCCTGACGTGCGCACCCGCGTCGAGGCGCAGGGCGCCATCCTCGGCCCGCCCCGCCCCGTCACATGGCCCGGACCAGAGAGGGAGGACGAAAGATGAAGTTCCGCGTGTACCGCGACGATCGCCGCGAATGGCGATGGAGCCTCCGCGCCTGCAACGGCGAGACCATCGCGAGCGGCGAGGGCTACAAGCGCCGCAAGGACGCTCTGTCGGCAATCAGCATCGTCCAGCACTCCGTTGGCGCGAGTGTGGTTGTCGAGGTGCCCCTGCCGCCGGTCGTGCAAGAGGACGACGGAGCATGATCGCCTCGGCACTTCTATGGCTCGCCGCGGCCGACGGATGCGGACCGCTCGAAACCGCAACCGCCAATCTCAAGGAGCGGTTTGGCGAGCTCGCGCATGAGGGCGGCATTGCCGCGGACGGCTTGGGCATCGCCAGCGTCTACGTCAGCAAGGAAACCGGCACCTGGACGTGGCTTCTGGTGCTCCCGGACGGGACGGCATGTTTCATCGCGAGCGGATCGGGCTGGGGTGCGATGGCCGGCGCAAAGGGGGACCCGGCATGACCGCCGAAGTCATTCTCGCCGCCCCCGAGGCCCCGCCAGCCCCGCCGGTCGACGCAGCGCAGGCCGCATGGCTCGGCATCGCGCTGGTGCTCGCGGCGATCCTGATGGCCCTGCGCATGATGGACGACGAGGAATGAGCGCCGAGGAATTGCATGCGTTGGCTCGCGACCGTGCGGCGCGCCTCACTAACCCCGACCGCAAGCAACTGCGTTTCAACGACATCGTGTCCTGCGCTCTGAGGTTCTACCCCGCCGATCCTGCGGCCGGGGTAAGAGAGTTGGTCGACGCCTGCGACCGGGATCAGGCGGAGATGTACGTTGCCAAGTCGCCGATGTGGCGGGATCTCGGCGATCGGTATTCGTGGATGCTTGCATGAGCAAAGAAAGAGCGATCGACATGAGCCGGGACAGCATCATCGAAGCCATCCGCGACGCCTGGCTATCCGCGCACTCCGGCACGGACGGCGAGCCCGTGGCCGTGGTGGTGGCGCTCATCAGCTCCGACGATCGGCCGGGCCTGACCGCCAACGTCAGGCTGTACGGCTCCGATGAGGGGCTTGCGGTTGCGGAGGATGCCATCCGCGAGGCTTTCGAGACGGCCGAGGAATGCGACGACGGCGCGGAAAGCGCGCGTGTGAATTGAGGAGAGCAGCCAGTGAGATTAACCCACAACCAAGCCCACCCTCCGCTGCCTCCTGAGTTGGGGCGGCGTCATTGGCGTGGCGCGGTCTGGCAGGGCGACCGCCCCTTCTGTCTAGACACGCCGATGTGCGTCGCAACGCCAGCCCATAACTGCGTGGAGTTCATTGGCGACGAGTGCCTGCTTTGCGTTCGTGACCGCTATTGGGCGGAGGCGGCCAAATCCATAGGAGAGCAGCGTTGAAGCACGACCCCGAGATGATGCTGGGCATGAAGCGCACGCTCACGGACTGGTACGCGCTCCACGTGTTCGGCAACTACGACAGATGGCTTCGCCGCCATGGCCTCGAGCCGATGGTTCCCACCGAGCGGCGCATCACCTACACGACGCGGCACCACGCCTCGCTCCGGCGCCGTACCGAGACGCCGCTATTCCCCGGCCTCGCCTTTGTCGAGATCCCCCCGGACGGGCGCGGGGAAGTCCGCTGGGACCGCATCCTCGCCATCCCTTTCGTGCGCTCGGTGTTCGCCCCGCACGGCATCCCGCACCAGTTCCGGGCAGCGGACATGGCCATCCTCGGCGAGCTCGGCAACCGCCCCGCCGTCCTGCCATACGGCAAGGGCGATGGCGTCCGCTTCGTCTCCGGGCCGATGCGGGACGTAGACTTCACCGTCGCCAGCGTCGACTTCCGCGCGGGCGAGGTTAAGTTGTTGGCGGAGATTATGGGCCGCGTCGCCGAGATCACCGGCCGGGCCAGCGACGTGAGGAGGCAGGCTTGATTTACAGCGCGGAGACTAAGGCTGAGATCCTGCTCTCACGGCTCTGGGCGCTGGCCCACACTCACGAGGACGAACTTGTGCGGGAAGTCTGCCGAGAGGCGGCGATAGCCATTCAGCATAACCAGTCGGCGCCTATTGTCGATTGGATCGGCGGCGTTCCGAACCAGCGGAGGCAGGCTTGATGGTTGGCATTGAGCCGCTGTCTAGGTTTAGGGTGCATAACGCCGATCTTGATGAGCAAGAGCGATATTGGATTGATCAGCTTGCGCAACTCCATCGGGCATATCAGAAGGACGCGCAGCCGATTATGGATGTGCTCGCAGAAATTGAGAGCCGCCGCCAGTATCGCTACGTCATGACTACGGGGCAGGCGTGATGCGCGCGAGCGCGCAAATTTTCTACTTGACTTTCAGCCATGAAAGGAATATCTCCCCTGCATCAACGCGATGCGGTACGCCGCTAGCACGCCCCCGGCTCCGGCTGGGGGTTTCGTGGACCAGAACCTTAGCGGGGAGCTGCTCTATCCACTGAGCTACAGACGCGCGAAAGGGGTGAGAGACCCTTTTAAGTCCCTCACCCGATGATTATCTTCGTCTAGCGTGTTGTCATGTGCCACCTACCCGCCGGGCTCTACCGGCGTGCTGGTTGAGATCGAGGCCGGTGACGCATCCTTGCTAGGGGCATCGTCACCGGCCTTTTCCGTTTCGGCCAACGTCCATCCGGAGCGGCCGGTGCGATACAATGTCCGTCGATTTAGACAGCATCGGGTGATCGGCAAAAAGCGCACGGAACCGCTTGAAACCTAACGCAACTCGCCTTATAGTCGCGGACGTGACCCAAAGGGCGGCAATGGCCAAGACGCCCGACAATGAAAATCCAAGGGTCCGGGGCTGGCTGTTTTCTTTTGAAAACGGACCGCCCCCTTGGCCGAATTATGCCCGGAGCGCACGCTCCATCGCCTCCACCGCGTCCAGCAACGCCCGCCGTTCCATAGTCCCGAACCGCTTCCCGAACGCCGCATCCGCCAGCGCCCTAAAGCGCGGCCAGGTGCTGGCTCACGTCGGGACGGGCCGCCGCAACGGCCAGCCTAAGCCGTTCCGCCTCACGTTCCGCGGCCCGCTGCTTGAAAGCTCGTTGCCGTTCCGCATTGCTCATTGCCATGGGCCGTTAGCTGACAGAATTGGCGAATAAGGCAAGCGTTAGCTAACCACTGAAAGCACAGGAAGATGGCCAACCCTAGCCCTGAACTGCACCCCGAGAACCTAACCCCGTGGCAGCCAGGCCAATCCGGCAACCCGGGCGGGAAGAGTGCAGAGCAGAAGCGCCGCGAGATGCGCAACGCCGAGATGGCCACCAAGCTTCAGGAGTTCCTGCTGGAGCGTGAGATCGCGGCAATCACCGACCCGGCCGACACCGAAGCCTCCAAGCTGGTGCGGGAAACCCTCGGCGAGGTTCTATCGCCCGCTCAACTCCAGACGGTGCTGTCGACGCTGACCGTGGCCCTCAACTCGGATCGGCTGAAGCTCATCAAGGACGCTCAGGATCGCGGCCTCGGGGCACCGACGAACAAGACAGCCCTGACGGACCCTGACGGCAACGCCATGGGCGGGAAGTTCACCCTTGAGTTCATTTCGCCTCCAGGTTCCGGAGAAAGCTAAACCGGTCTTCGATCGCGGCTGGCGGTTCTACGGGCTCCACGGCGGACGCGGCAGCTCGAAGTCGCACGTGTTCGCGACGAAGGCGATTATCCGGATGATAGAGGGCCGGTTCCGCCTGCTCTGCGTCCGCGAGGTGCAGCGTTCAATAGCCGACAGCGTGCATCAGCTTCTGTGCAACAAGATCGAGGAATCCGGGCTTCGGGCGCAATTCGAGATAACCGATGCCTACATCCGCGGGCCTAACGGGAGCGTGGCGATCTTCCGAGGGATGCAGTCGCACACCGCGGCTTCGGTGAAGTCGATGGAGGACCTGGACGCGGCGTGGATCGAGGAAGGCCAGACGCTCTCGCAGAAGTCGATCGATCTGCTCATCCCGACGATCCGCGCGCCCGGCTCCGAGATATGGGCGAGCTGGAACCCGGAGGCGGAGAACGACCCGATCGAGTTCTTGCGCGGCCACCCTGACGCGCTGGTGATCGAGATGAACTGGCGCGACAATCCATGGTTTCCCGACGTGCTCCGCAAGGACATGCTGCGCGACCAGAAGCGGGATCCCGGCAAGGCGGCTTGGGTATGGGAGGGCCAATGGCGCGGGGCTACGGAGGCGCGGGTGTTCCGCAACTACCGGGTCGGCGACGTGGCGGTCCCTCGCAACGCGGTGTGGTTCTACGGCGTAGATTGGGGGTTCAGCGTCGATCCCCTCGCCGCGGTTCGCTTCTGCTTCCCGGACAAGGATACGCTCTACGTCTCCGACGAGGCGTTTCAGATCGGCGTGCCGCAGGAACGGACGGCGCTATACCTGCTCGACCACATGCCGGAGATCGCCAAGTGGCCGGTCACGGCTGACAACGCCCGGCCGGAGATGGTGGACTTCTGCCGGCGGAACGGCCTGCCTCGGATGCGCCCGGCGATCAAGGGCAAGGGCTCGGTTGAGGACGGACTGTCGTTCCTCCAAGGCTATGACATCGTGATCTCGCCGCGGTGCCCGAACATGAAGCGCGAGTTCGATAGCTACGCCTACAAGCGCGACCGGCAGACGGAGGAAATCCTCCCTGTGCTCGAGGACGCGAACAACCACGGCATCGACGCGATGCGCTACGCCTCGGAGCGGCTGCACCGCAAGGGCCGGCAGCTTCCGGACGCACCTAAGCCGGTTATCCGGCAGTCCGACGACTACGCGCACTCGTCCGTCTCGGCCCCCGATGGCTGGCGCACGGCTTAGAAGGTTCCCCGCATGAATGACATGAGCCAGCCTGTGGAGGCTGCGGCCCCGGCTGGCCTGTCGGCCTCCCGCCTGCGGAAGATGGTCGACGGCTTTGTCGACCTGACCTCCACGGCCAGGCGGTTGTCGGAGCGGGACCGCGACTACTACAACAACTTCGACAACAGCCAATGGACCTCGGCCGAGAAGGCCAAGCTGCGTCAGGACATGCAGCCGATCGTCACCGACAACCGCGTCAAGCGCAAAGTCGACGCGGCGATCGGCATGGAGATGCGCGGGCGCGTCGACCCCCGCGCGCTTCCCCGCACCCCAGACGACGAGGAGGCTGCGGACATTGCCACCAAGGTGCTCGTCTACTGCGACGACATCACCAGCTTTGACGCCAAGCGGTCGCAGGTCGCCTATAACCTGATGATCGAGGGCTGCGGGGGCGTCGAGGTTGGCGTCCGGGAGAGCAAGGGCGGGATGGACCCCCACATCGTCCGGCTCCGGTGGGAGGAAATCGTCTATGACCCGTATAGCCGTGAGCTGGACTTCAGCGACGCGAGCTTTATGGGCGTCCAGAAGTGGCAAGCCGTAGACGACGCTGTGGAGTTCTGCCTCCGGTTCGTGCCCGAGTATGACCCTCTTGCGTTGCAGGAGCTTCTGGAGGCGTCCGTGGCGCTGGCCGATAGCCAGACGCACGACGACCGCCCCCTTGGCGGATGGGGCGACCGTCGGGGCAACCGG